CACCCCCTGATGACGGACGTTTAGCCCCAGTTTTCTTTTTACCAGATGTAAGTTTAGTCTTGCCTGCTTTTTTGGCAACCTTTACATCGGTGCTTTTTGAACCGTAACTCATTTCTTTTTACCGCCCTTGCCTTTGCCGTAGCCTTTACCTTTTGGCATATCAGCCTCCTTTCTTATTTTGTGACCGTTTCAAATCAGCGTTAGTCGGGGCCCCTTTAGACCCCGGCTTCCGCATTTTCTCACCGGAACCGGCCTTTATTCTTCTACGCTTGGCGTGTATATTAGCCCAAAGGCCCATTTTGGTTTTTCCCATTTATGTCTCCGGATATGCAAACCCAAACAATGCCTGCATCTTTTCAATGGCAGCAGCGTGTCCATCTGTCTCACTGTCATTGTATTGCTTCATAAAGTTTGGATCTCGTTGTAATCTAGCAATCTCCTGCCTTGCTGCATCCGGTGTCAATGTAAATGAATTACCTCGACCTGATGTATCAGCAGAATCTTCCATAATACCCATGCCTATCTTAGAAAACATCTTAATAAACATAGGGTGATCACCTAGACCTGTTTCATCTAGCCAACCAAGAAACTCATCGCCGCCAAACTCGGCTGCTGCACGTTGAGCTGCGTCTACGCGCTCGTCGTATGCTGCGCCAAATTCTTGTTTAATCTCTCGATCCCATTCAGCTATTTGAGACTCACGACCTACAGTCATATCTTGATGACCTTTGCCGATATAGTTCATATAGCCAGTAAACAAGTTCTGAGCTTGTTTTTGAGACAGACCAGACTCATGCATAAGTTTAAGCATTTCTGTTTCCATCTCTTGATTATACTCTAGGCCTTCAGGTAACTCTGGCCTAGAGATTTCATACTTCTCTGGCCTACCTAACCTATTGTAAAAATCATTCATCTCATCTGGTGATGCATCATCTTTAGGAATAACTACCTTATCTGCACCAACCATTCTTTGACCATGAATAAAACTCTTGGCCAAACCATTAACGTCCTGTATTGAAGCGAGACTCGGATCGTTTCTTATATCGTCACTTAATGACGCTCTCCAATCACCACCCGAGCTCCCCGCATCAACTTGTACGGACTCGACGTTCTCACTCATCTTCTACCTCCTTTGGTAAGTTTAACAATTCTTGCGGATCTTTGTCAATGAAACGCAAGAGACTTAAAACCACTCGACGCATACCTTCACGATGTGCTGTCTCGTGGGTATCACCTGGTACATAGGTTGCTTCATTTACATGAGCAATCTTGCACAGATAATTCAGTACCCTAGTTCCCGAAGGAGTAAGGAACACAGACCTCATGTCTGTGTGTAATTCGCTTAGAGCGTTAGTTTCCTGGGGCTTGTCCACCATTTACCATCGGCTCCATTCCTGCATTCTTAGCAGCAACTGACATATCTTTAGCTGTTGTAGCTTGCTGTTGCATCATTGCTGCTTGCTGCATTTCTTGTTCTTGTTCTGCTCTAGCTTGACGCTGTTCCTCTACTGTTTTAGGATCTGTCAGCGTTTCTGCTGGAGCATCTAATGTATGATGCGCCCACCTGAACGTACCATCTGCATTTATGTTATCAAATATCTCTGGCTTAACATTTGCTAGAGGTATCATCTGTTCTAAAAATCTTGTAAAGTTAAATACTGACTGTGCTTTCTGAGCACGTGCTACTGGTGATATATAATCAACGTGCAGCTTCACGCCTTCTAATTCACCTGGCGGTCTAGCTAGTTCGTTACGTCTTAGCATAAGAGCAAAGACACGATCGATCATAGGGCCAAGAAACTCAGACTGTAGTCGGCCAACCATTGGACCCATAAGCCTCATCTTCTCTTCTTGACGTTGTAAGACCTCAGTCGCAGTCATTTGTGGACCATCACGCAGTTGTAACCAATCAACATGAAACGATTTGCTGATATGCTCACGTCTAGACTCAATAAAGTCTAGTCCTACGTCAGGTCTTTCGCCACCTACTAATGGTTCTACCTTATCAGGTGTACCCGATCTATAATAGTTTAAGCCACCTGGTATAGTACGTAATGGCATCATAAAGCCATCATCTGGTACCATAAGTGGTGGATCTGTTGCTTTTTGTGCTGCCCTGATAGTAGTCTTCATCATTTCATTGACCATACGAATATCAGGTAAACAAACCATAGCAGGGGATCGGCCATATACTTCACCTGATGTTTTAGACCATCGAGGTACCATATATGGAAACTCCATAAAGCCGCCTTCTTTAAGCAGCAGCTTTTCTTCTACTAAAACGTAGCAAGACTTGAAAGGCATACTAAGTGGATCTTTTTTGTCTTCCCCTGTATAGACTAAGTCAGCTCTAGGTTCAACTGCATGTACACAGGTAAACTCTTGGAATGGCTGCTTAGTAGCTATCTCTTTAAACTTTTCGGGTAAAACATCAGAATACAACTGCATCAATTGTCTTGCAGTATGTTTATACTTCCTATAACAAGTATCAATCATTCCCTCATGGTTTTCTGCTACATAACAGTCTGCCAAGTGGAAAGATCTAAATTGTATAGGTTTGCCTGGCCTGTCCTCAACGTAGAATACTGCAGTACCGTATGCACCTATATCTAGATACATTTCATGTACTGCTGTTATGAAGTTAGTTTCAGGTAGATTAAAGCACGAGTCAAACATAGCTTCGACTGTGCCTTGCAGCCATTGTCTCATACTAAGAGATGGTTCATCGTTACCAGGTACTCTTAGACTAAACCAACGTTCTGCAGTATTGGTCAGGTGACCATGTAATCCAGATGCCAATTGTTCATTGGCAAGTGGTGCTGTAGAGTCAAAAACTTTATCAAACCTAGATCGACTACCCCGGAATTGCTTCGTAGTAAAATCCCCACGGCGAGGATTGACATAATCAGTACAATCCTGCCAGAGACTTTCCCACGGGGCACGCCAAGACTCAAGCTGCTCTAAGCGCTTGATAATTTGGTTTACAGCATCTTTCATACTTAGTAGTTACCAAGTTTCTCTGAAGCTCCACCAAGAAGTTTCTTCTTCTTGATTTTCTCCATTTCAACACCTTCACCTGAAGTTAATACCGTAGACTTTTGACCTTTACGCTTCTTTTCAGATTCAGTCAAATCATCCACACTTTGCTTCACGTCCTCCACCTTAGGTACTGGTGGTGGCGCGGGTGGTGGTGCTGGTGCTCTTCCGCCTCCGCACATATTTACCTCCTTTTTACAAACGTGTGCCCTACGGTATCATACCCTAGAGCGTTGTACAGTTGCCTCGTCTCCTCAGTTTTTACGCCTGTCGACGAAGCGGGCCGTATTTCCTTCGCACCGTTTGCAAATGCCCAATCTTCAAATTCTTTTATCAATCTAGCTGCAGCTATCCCGCCGCGTCTATCTTGACTTACGAATAACAAAAGATCATTCGCTACTAGGTCCTTACCGAAATAATAACTCGAAATGAGTCCGACGTACATCGCAAAAATTTTATTTTCTGCGGATGTAACTAATTTACAAAAATATACCTCTGGATTAGCTATCCACGTATGGCCCATTGCTGCAATAACTTCGGGATCAAAGTCAAGGTGACTATAACTAGACTCAGCATGCGCTTCTTCTGCTAGCATTAGCACTTGATCCATATCGCTAAGTTTAAGATCCCTAATAATTACCGAAGATGGCATACTCCCCCTCTGCTTGACGTGGTAGTTTCTTTAAATTTTTATTAACACGGTCCCTGATCCCTAGTGCAAGATACCTAAATGCATCAGCGGGATGTGATGTCCAGTCATGGAGTGGCCGATCTTTGAAAGTCTTCTGTTTTTCATCATAGTCTTTTCTGTACTGTCTTAAGGCTTCAATCAACCGGTCACACTTATTCTCGTCAAAATAACAACGGGGCAATATACTACGTGCTGCCTCTATACCGTCATCTATTCTTAGTTGAGGTACTATACGGAATCTTATACCAAGCTCACGTGCTACCTCTATACGAGATTTACCTGTACTAAAGTCTCTTACCTGAATATCGTGGGGCGCGATGTGATCGCCGTAGACGTACTCTTTTTCGCGTACGACCTTTACGTAATGAGCTAGCCCCTCTCCCTCATTCTCATAATAGTCAATAATCCTGATCTCATTGTGATGCATCTGGAAGAATATTATCACAGTCGAGTCCCCGACACCTAGGTCCCAAGCTGTATGCACGTCAAGTGTAGGCTCGTACGGAACCTTGGTCAGGTGGTTATCGGCTAACAAGCGACTCATCGCGTTACCATAGTATGATCCAACTAATGGTGCATCAAAACTACAAAAGAATTCTTGCTGTATCATTTCCTCAGGCATACCTGCAGCACGTTCTTCGTCAATTGCTTCTATAGGTATAGCCCTAGTATCTTCAACAGATAGTACCTGCTGAAACCAGCTTTCATTTTTCTTAGCTACATTTAATAAATCATATCCGTGATTTCTACCTCGAGCGGTATAAATAAACATTGCCCATCCTCCGTTCTCTGCCAAGATGGGACGAATGTAATCCCAGGCACGAGGATCTTGCAAGGCATATTCAGAGAATACCACTCCAACGGGATTTGCTCCAACGAGTCTATCGACGTTATCGGTACCCACCACCTGATAGATTGACCCATTTTTTAAAGTTAACCTCATTTCCGTATTATTTGTTGCTTCATGCATTTCTTTTGGGAAATGATCTAAAAACTTACGGCCATCTCTAGTCATACCATCCCAGGCAATCTTTCGGCCCTGGTTATAGGTTGGAAATAAATGCCAGTATAAACCGGGACGCGTTAACGCGGAGACTGCACACCAGTTAATGCTGCACAAGTCTTTACCTGCACGACGGTGCCAAACACAAACAGCTCTTT